TTTTACTTATGACGAGAGAACACAACCTTTTAGAGGAGCCTCTGGGGTTACGCACCCTTTACTAGCCGAAGCAGCCACACAATTCCAAGCGCAAGCCTTTAATGAACTACTTCCTGCGGGCGGTCCTGTAAAAACGGTTGTTATGGGTGACGATACACCTGAAAAGATACAACAATCCACGCGCGTTCGTCAGTTTATGAACTACTACATTACGGATGTAATGGAAGAATACACACCTGATATGGACCAGATGTTGTTTTATTTACCTTTAGCGGGTTCCACATTTAAAAAAACGTACTATGATGAAACCCTAGGCCGCGCAGTATCTAAGTTCGTTCCAGCAGAAAATTTAGTTGTTCCTTACGAGACTGCCGACCTAGAAACCTGCCCTAATATCACGCAAGTTGTACGTATGTCTCTTAACGATTTACGTAAAAGACAGGTTGCGGGTACGTACCTAGACGTTGATGTTATTCCTGCACAAGGTGAAATGTCTGAATTAGAAGGTGAAATGAACCGTATTGAAGGTTTTGAACCTAATCAAATAGATTATTACTGTACTATACTGGAATGCCATGTAGATTTGGACCTAGAAGGTTATGAAGATTTAGGTGAAGACGGTGAACCTACAGGAATTAAGGTACCCTATATTGTTACTATTTCCGAGGACAACGGTGAAATACTCTCTATTCGTAGAAATTACTTAGAAGACGACGAGCGTAAGAAAAAAATACAATATTTCACACATTTCAAATTCTTACCGGGGTTTGGTTTCTATGGTTTAGGGTTAATTCACACTATTGGTGGTTTATCTCGAGCCGCTACTTCTTCTTTAAGACAATTAATTGATGCGGGTACACTTTCGAACCTTCCTGCGGGTTTCAAGGCCCGCGGTCTACGGATCAGGGATGACGATGATCCACTACAACCGGGAGAATTTAGAGACGTAGACGCTCCGGGCGGCGCTATTCGTGACAGTTTAATGCCACTTCCTTTCAAAGGACCTGACCAGACCCTATTTAATTTGCTAGGTTTTGTTGTACAAGCCGGTCAACGGTTCGCGACTATTACAGATATGCGCGTGGGCGACGGTAACGAGAACGCGGCCGTCGGAACAACGATGGCTATGATGGAACAAGGCTCACGTGTCATGAGCGCTGTTCATAAAAGATTACATTATGCGATGCGTAAAGAGTTTAAGATCTTATCGCGGGTTATGTCTGAGAGTTTACCGCAGCAATATCCATATTCTGTGGCAGGTGCCGATGAAACGGTGATGAGCACAGACTTTGACGGTAGAGTTGATATAGTACCTGTAAGTAATCCTAATGTATTCAGTCAATCGCAACGTATTGTACTGGCTCAAACGAAGTTACAGTTGGCTACACAAGCGCCTGAATTACATAATTTACCTGAAGTTTTCAGAGATATGTACGAAGCTTTAGGTGTTACAGATGTCGATAGAATAATGAAGCAGGTTCCGCCTAATCAGCCGTCTCCAGTAGACCCTGCGCAAGAAAACATTGATGTTTTGGATATGATACCTCTTCATGCTTTTGAAGGTCAGAATCACATGGCGCATATTACAGCACATTTAATTTTTGGTATGAGCCCTATGATTTCAAGTAATCCTGCACATGCCGCTTCCTTACAGAAACATGTTATGGAGCATGTACAGATTGAAGCTAAAGAAAAAGCTGCCGTTGCTTATTTACAGCAAGTACAGCAAAAAGGTGGTCAATCGGCTTCAGAGGGTGATATGCTAGAAGTTGAAAGTTTAGCGGCGCAGTATATGGCTGAAGGTTTGCAGCAAGTACAGCAACTTAGTCAGCAATTATCGGGAGCAGGTCAACCCGATCCACTTGTTCAGCTTAAAGAGCAAGAGTTGCAAATACGGGCGCAGGATAACCAAGCGTCTCAACAGTTGGATCAAACTAAGGTTCAACTTGACGCTCAGAAAGCTCAATCCCGTAATGAACAGTTCGATAGAAGGCTTGAGTCTCAAGAAGCTACGTCTCAAGCTATGATTGATTCGTCTATGCAGAGAGAAATATTAAAACAACAAGCAAAAGCAGCATTTACAAAAGGAGAAGGCTCATTACAGGTAAAGTAAAATATATGGGTAAAGCCCCGTCCCCAACGCCAAAAGCAGTGACATATGCGCAGATAGACGACCAAGGTAGAATACCTTATGGTAGCACAGCGTCCGTATCAATCCCTGCGGCGGTGGTAGATTATAAGGGCGATGCTTCAAAACCTGTTGTTAAGAAAACAGCAAGAGGAATGGGCGCGGCTAAACGCGGTGGTAGTTACATAGGTTGTTAGTATGCGTGTTAAAAAAAGACCTACTAAAAAGACAAAAGCATTAAAACGTTTTAGCCCTATAGCTAGGCCTCAGCGCTTTCAAGGAGTATTATAATGAGCTTATTTAACAAGATGCTGTTTGATTCAACTAAGGGTGCCTACGGTTTTGACCAAACGGTAAAGGTCCCTGATTCAGGGCAGCCTACACTTTTACCTACACAGGAGAACACCCCTCATACCGGGGGTATTATGACAGTAGATACAAGTAATACTCTTACTCCAGAAGAAGCGGCGGCTTTAGCCGCTTTTACTGGCGGCAGTAACTCCTATGCTCCACCTTCCGAGGCTTATCCATCCCCTACACCCGCACCTAATACCGGTGCCAATCAAGATGTTGAACGCAACCCCAATGATACAGGTGCTCCTCCTGATACCGTATCCGTTCCAACAGGTCCTGCTGTTCCTTACGAAGACGTGAATCCATACCCTGATCCCATTGATTTGGGAATACCCACAGGTACTACCGTAGGTATGTCAGACCCTACTACTCCACACGGTGGTTATATAAATAATGGTCCTTTTGTAAACCCTTATGTAGTAGCAACCGACTATGGGCTCAAAGGACTACAACCCGATAGAACAGGTCAAAATCCTTTTGCTAGGCCCGAACCTAATACAGTAAGTATGCAAGCTAACGAAACTATTATGGGCGGTAAGAATCCCTTGTCACAACTTTACTACACACCTCAAGATTTAAAGTGATAAAATGTTACAGGCTTTAATATCACCGGTATCTAAATTATTAGACAAATTTATTCCTGACGCGGATGAACGTGCTAAGTTAGCTCATGAAATAGCTACTATGGCTGAAAAGCAAGCCCATGAAGCTAATATGGGTCAACTTGAAATAAACAAAATTGAAGCTAGTCACCGTTCTATTTTTGTAGCAGGTTGGCGGCCATTTTTAGGGTGGGGTTTATCCTTTGCTATGGTTTGGCATTTTGTTTTAGCGCCCATGCTAATATTTATTTTTGCCTATACGGGACTAGAAACACCTGAACTACCCGAGTTTGACATGGGTAGCCTCATGACCGTTCTTATGGGTATGTTAGGTTTAGGTGGTCTACGTACTTTTGAAAAAACAAAAGGTCTTACAAAATGACATTTAAGCTTTCTCGTAGAAGTTTGAGAAAGCTTAAGGGGGTAGATCCTAAGCTTGCTTATCTTGTAAAGGTAGCCATTACAAAAACAAACGTAGACTTTGGCGTGGTATGCGGATTGCGAACGATGAAAGAGCAGATAGAACTTGTTGAACAAGGTGCTAGTAAAACCTACAAATCAAAACATTTAGAAGGGTTAGCTGTAGACTTGATGGCTTACTGCGGTTCTAGGGCAAGTTGGGAAATAAGTTTATATGACGACATAGCCGAAGCTGTGGCAGAATCCGCAAGAGAATTAAATGTTAAGATAAGATGGGGCGCGGCTTGGACAGTTCCAAATATAGCCGAGTGGAACGGTACGATGGAGGAGGCTATGAATAGTTATATCGACCTCAGACGTATGCAAAATCGAAGACCTTTCATTGATGCACCTCACTTTGAAATAATCCCATAATCCTGTATTTTTTCCTAGCGCATCGTATATATATTTGCTAAGGGGGTTTATATAACATAATTCTATAACGTGTGAGGTGTTGATGGATGAAATATTAATTGCGGAAGCGACTTTCAGAATCTTGAGAGAAAGACGCCAAGCGATCATAGATTTAATGCAGTTTGGAAATGTAAAATCTATGGAGCAGTATCGTGAGCTTATGGGCAACATTGAAGCCCTAAATCACGTGGAACAGGAACTCAAGGGCCTGCTAGAGAAACAGGAGCGATCTCATGACTAAATCTAAAATAGATTTGTCTGCACTACCTAAAACTATAAAAAGCAGTTTAAAGGCGGGTGCATCAGAACCAATAAAAACATCAGATAAACCTAATCTTGCTGATGCTTACACAGATAAGCCTCGGTTAAATCCTGATATGATTGGTAAATCTCTTCTTGACAGAATGCCTGAGCCTACGGGTTGGCGTATATTAGTTCTACCTTACCAAGGCCGGGCTAAAACGGCAGGCGGTATATTTTTACCGCATGAAACACAGGAAAAAAGTCAAATATCCACACAAGTGGGTTACGTACTAAAAACAGAGCCACTTGCCTATGGGGACAAAACTAAGTTTCCATCGGGACCGTGGTGCGTGGAAAAACAATGGGTGTTATTTGCTCGTTACGCAGGTTCTCGTTTCCAGATAGATGGCGGAGAAGTCCGTATTCTAAATGATGACGAGATACTTTCAACAATTTTAGATCCAGAAGATATTCATCAATTAACATAA